GCTCCTTGGGCAAGCCCAACTACTCTAGGGAAATCCTAGGTAGTCCCCGGGTTACCCCGGGGGTACGGCAACGTAGGCGGTAAACACCCCGCCCTCTTAGCTGACTACTAGCCCCTGCAAACCTACTCTCCCCCTTTAGGGAGGCAGCGTAGGCGGACAGAACGGGGATATTCTCGGTCTCGGGCGTGAAAACCCAGGCCTTGAACGTCCACGTTTGCCACTCAGGCATCCAGCGAACTAATCCGCTTCCCCTAACGTAAGCTAGGGGGGCGAACAAGCAGCTGGATGTATCCTCGTTCTCCAACCCATATAAAACGGGCTCCTTCTGGCGATGTATGTCCAGTAGGAAATCGCGTACCGGCCCCCAATTAAACAGAGGGTCGGCTCGATTTAGGAGATTATACACGTCAGTACAGCGAAGAACTGCACGACGTATATACTGAGGAGTGACTCTTAGTCCGCTGTGCCAATCGGCACCGCAGCTTTCGCGGAAAGGTCCAAGAACGAAGGATTTCGTCGTGTTAACGACTAGTCCTGCGAACTGAAGGACCTCAACCATAAGCAGCGCCGCACGGTCATCAACGACGATGTCGTCTCCATAAACAGAGACGACTTCGGCGCCATGGACCGTAGAAGCAACTGCTCTTCCGAGTGCCCAGAAAATTAGGGTCTCTAGAGCGAAAGTAAAGCCGTTCCCCATGCTGCTAAATTTCTCATACAGCATGGGAGCCCCCTCAACAACACCGCTTTTACAGCGGATATCATCAAGGAAGCCGAACCAGTCACTTGGCAGAAGCCAACGAACGAGCTCCGTCGAAACGGAGTCACTCGCTTGTGACAGATCGATGGTAGCGTAACTGCTACCCAACCCCCTCATCGACCCGAGGCGCGCCCATTCCTGGTTGCGTTCTTGATCGATGATCGAGTTGCCGAGCGTATGAAGCCTGTCTGCTATGAAGGAGTGAACCCCCAGTTGCAGACAAACGTTCAACGCCGGCTCGATGGCAATAGTGCGAAGAGTACGCGCGTCCTTCGGGACGAACGTAATTCGATTGCCGTTCGCTCGTACGAAAGGTAACTTGTAGGTCCGTCTGCTCCAGTCCACCTCCATGTGGAGATGAGACCAGGCAGGCGACCCTGCAACTAGCATCTCAGCGTATGGCAACGCAGTCGATGTAGCGGCAAGGTCCGTATCTCCGAGCTTATAAGGCAAGGAGACACGAAACCTATTCCGTGTACCCACGCTTACACCACTCCCAGGGCGAGCTGCCGAAATAATCCGGTTAAGCTTGCTCTCGGTTAGGGAACCGAGCACCCTGTATATCTCCGACCTCGCGCGCGTGAAAATTACGCGCAAGTGATCCGGTAAGCGGTTCCAATGCTTACCGTAGTGTCGAAGGCGCCTATTGGTCCTCTTACAGCGACGCTCTGCCTGATGAAAATCAGACAGCGCGGTCCGTTTACGAGAACTGTGGTCCCCCGCAAAGGGGACCTTACTCAGGAGAGCGGTGAATTGCTTCCTGACGTAATAGGCTGGTGCAGACCCGAACTCAGGTCTGGCGAACCTGTCCATCAACGCTTTCGCTCGCCGGTAGTCTGAGGCCGCAATGGCCTCAAGAATAACTCCGGCTTCGGTGAGCTCAGCGTCAGTGTTGAAGTTCGCAGCGGCGAAGAGCCTAGCTACCCACAAGGGATCAGCTAGTTCCAGCCGCGAGTTTCTTCGCTTGTGTCTCATGGCAACATCGTCCTTATGAGATGGCTGTCTAGTTTAGACACTACCGACGGACAGTTACGCCGTCGGCAGCGTTCCCTTCTTCACCGCGTCCGAGAAGGCCGTGGTGAAGACGAGACCCTGGAGGTAGGCAATCGCGTCGTCAACGACGGACTCCGGCTGGCTGAGAGGCCAGCGGAAGTTCACGTCGACGATCACGGTGCCCAGACTCACGCTGCAGCACCCCTCTTCCTGGGTACGCGACGCAAACGCAATCTTCAGACCGGATCGGGCAACGCCCGGGTCGGTCTTGGATGCGGTTGGAGCCGTGACCAGGAAATCGATCACCTGCGGCGCAAGCCGCGTGTGGTCGGGAGTGGTGAACGTCGCCTTACCACCGGCACTGAGGCCAGCGGGGGACAGCGTTTCATCAGTACCACCCGTGAGGGTGGCGCCAATTTTGACGAGCATGGTGACTCCGTGTTAGTCAAAAAGGACTCGATAGATGTCCCGCCTGTTCGCATACGCGAGCGAGGCGAGATTAACTAACCGAATCGTGGTGATCCGAGGATTCCAACTCGGAAGGACTCCCCCCGTATGGGGGAAGCGATGATACCGCTCGACCTCGACTATGGTCTTACGGCCGGAATAGTACCCCGTAGTATCCGCGTTAGCGGAGAAGTCAATCTCGATTGACTGTTCCTGCGTGTACTCTTCCTTGATGGAGCCACAGGATCCAACCAGCTCTGCCCCGCTAAAGGGCGTTACTGCCTGGACCCAGTTACCTACATTGATGAAGTAGTCCACTACGAAGCTGAAGCGGATTAACTCCCACCCAGCAACAAGAGGATCGAGACCCCACCTATAGCGCCCAGGGTTCGTGATTTCGGCAAACGCCTTACCACGATACGTCCGGGTACCTTTTAGTGAGTGCCACTCCTTCAGTAGGCCTTGACCCGAGAAGTTCGGTGTTTCACCGTACATCTCTTCGTCAAGCTCCTCAGTAGCTTTCCCTGAGCCGTCCACCAAGAATCCCTTGTCCATTTGATTGGCCAAGGCTTTCTGGGCGTCCCTGAACGCCCCCAAAAGGGGCATCCAGCCAAATTGGAACTCGAGGAACCTGCGGTTAAAAGCGTCGAAACGCTTTGACGCCGGCAGTGATCTACCACGGCGCGTGTCCTTAGCGGCACGTTTGCCATAGTCGAACACGCCTTGCATGTTACTCCGCATCAGCTCATGGGTCTCCCTCAATTCACCGAGGAAGGTCCCTAAGTCGAATACGGATTGCTTGGCGTCCGCAATTGCATTGGTAACTACCGCATCGATGAGATCTTCATCGGCGGGCGGTAGAGCTACTAGCCACGGTCGCTGACTCCATGACGGGCCACTGTCAATCCTCTTAGGAAAACAAGGACTGCCAGAACCTGACGTGATAGTCTGATAGTTACGATCACCCTCACCCGGGATCCTTTCGGTCCGGGTGGTGATGATCTCGACCGTATTCAAGGGGAGAAACTTCCCCTTTCTGCACAGAGAGAAGAAATTCGGAGTAACTGTGTCCGTGATCGTTTTCACGGTCTGGACACCAGTGTAGGTGATTGTCGGCGAACCAGCCGACCACGCCCCAGTACATGAGGGACGTGTTTGCACCGTACGAACGTTCTGGGTAGAGAAACTCCCAGTCGTAGTACTCCTTACTCTCATAGCAGCGAGCCTCCTAAGTTGTTCAAGAATCGAACGCCCTAGAAGGGCTTCGTCGGATGGTGAATTCCATCCTGGACCGTAGTGTGCAACACACTACGAACCTAACACATCGTCACCCAGAAGAGTGTTTGCTTGCCCCGACTCCACCTTGCAAGATGTAGTCACAGTAGTGCGCTTTCCTAAGCATTCTGGCGTGGAACTGCCAGAGCAGCGTCAGAAGCACACCCGTGATGAACCCTGCAAGGATGAAGATCGAAACGAGCATAACTACTCCTG